ATCGAGTTTGTTGATGATCATTATCACAGACTCGGTCCTAAGTGCAATCAAAAATCAAGCGTTTTGAGGAAATTTAAAACAGTTGTGTTCGGCGGTACGCCAACCATGCCTCATCCACCATACGTGGCGGTAAAAGAAAATGCTAAGGAACTACCACTACAAAACGGCCCCAGCATGCTTGCAACAGCGGCGTGCTTGGATGGACTCAAATCTGATGAGGCCACCAACAAACCCATATTAACTGGGAACACGGCTGAATATATAACACCAAAGGATCATGGGGCTACCACCAAGACAGGATGGTTCTCATCGGATAAAAGTGGCAAGGTCTTCTCAAGAGCAGCACAATCATATGTTGATATTGATGTAGACCTAGCAGGCTACTTACGTCTGGAGGCGGTTAATCAAGTGCGCACACCCGCATTGATGCAAACCCTAACGGCCAAAGCCAAACGCAAAATGGTTGACTACGATTGCAAACATCTCACTTATGATAAGCAATTGCAGTTGATCACTTCAGCGGTCTCAGTGGCAATGGACGTTGGAGTTGCAGAGCAAGCTCTACGCCACCATCTCAAACAACCAGACCAGCAAGTGCTACGTGACAAACATGCAAGATTAATGCAGTCCGGCACCGTGCAATCCGATATATGGCACAGGCACTCACCTTTTAATATAGTGCCTGATGCCCTCCCCATGAAACACTAGGCCAACCTCAGATTGCCGGCATTATGTATGAAAAATTCATTACGTACCAATACCCATAATATAATTTCGGGTTCATATGTCCGGCATCCAACCACTGAGGTTTGCGCTAGCAAACGTTTTACCACTTGCATTGGCCAGTTGCGTGCAATGGTACCGAGCACAAGCATAATTGTAACACATGCTAATTGCTCCCATAACGAAAGCCTGGCACTCACAAACCGACATCAAACCGTAAACGTTGTCTTCGATGTAAATAGCGAAGATATAAACAAAGCTCACCATGATCGACGTATGATTTTGGGGATGCAACGTAGCGTCTATCGGTACATGTTCGGTATCAAAGCCCCTCATGTCAGCTACAAAACATGGTTGCATAGGTATCCATCACCGCAAGTAGCGGATTTGGAACCCATGACTAAACCTGAGGTTATTAATCACTACTCAGGCGGTAAGAAGGCGGAATATCAGCGCGCTTACGACGACTATTTGGAGCAAGGTTTTAACATTAAAGACCTGCCAAAAGTCACCATGTTCTTGAAGGATGACAAATATCATATGGAGGATGATAAATACGAGGTCAAGGTTCCAAGGTGTATCCAATTTAGGTCTAAATTATTTTGCCTAATGTATGGACAATACATCAAGCCTGTGGAGGAGTTCTTATATAAAGCTCGAGACGAATTTGGTACATTAATCATGGCCAAAGGCAGAAACAGTCACCAACGTGCTGTTGACTTGCGGGAAAAGTTTGATTTATTCGCTAAACCCCACATTTATCTGCTGGATCATAGCAAATGGGATGCCCATAATACGCAAGCCCATTTGAAACTAAAACACCACGTCTACAACTCCGTAATACGCAGCGGCCGCTTCAAGTGGCTGCAAAGGCTCACGCTTTGGAACAAAGGTCGCACTAAAAACGGTTTAAAATATAAAACCAAGGGTACTGTGATGAGTGGCGAGATGGACACAGCTGTGGGTAATTGCACAGGTAATATTGCTATATTATCTGATGTTTTTTACTCATTTGGCGTTCGTTTCACCATTTATGTCGACGGAGATGACTCAGTCGTAATCACGGATAGATATGTACCTCTTGAGGTTCTTTTTGCAGCGTGTAAAGAGCGCGGCATGAAGACTACCGGCACCTGTGTGACCGAATTTGAGGATGTGGATTTTTGCCAATGCAAACCCATTTATGATGGAAAGGCTTGGCGAATGATTCGAGATCCACATCGAACCCTACTCAGAATGAGTTGGATTACAAAAACA